TTCATGCGCTTGAACTGTTTGATATTGTCCATTTTCAAAGATAAGTTTAAGGATACCTGCTTTAGAACGTTTAGAATGATCGCCTTCAGGGTCTTTAAATATGTCAGTCGGAACACCATCTACAATAGCATGAGAGAGTTTACATGCAAATTTAAAACGATCACGATTTGCTTTCTGTAAAAGCTCACCCCCCATTCCAAAAAACATATTTTCTGAACTAAACCCATTAGAAGTAATATAATTTAAAATAGCGTCATATGAGTTTATATCAACTCCATCACCCCAAAGTAATTGCACTTTAGGATTAAGAACTTTAAATCCACGAGGATTGATTTCGCCCGAAAAATCTTCCCACAACCATTGCAAAGTTTTAAGCGATACATCAAGTGGATCACCAGAATCACCACGAACAACCGTTTTAGCATGTCCGGCTAAAATAACTTCTTTTAATTCTTTTCCTAAAATATTCCGAACCGCATTTTCATGGCTATAAGAATCCGTTACAATAGAAACAATTTTATCCATTGGCGTATCATTTAAGAAATGCCGATATGCATCAATCTCGTGCTCTCTACCATAAATTGTGGTGGTTGAGTGTTCCGAAGCGTACACACTATAACCTGTCGCAGTAGGACCGTAATTACGTTTTGCCCAAACAATACCTTCAACAGTATCAGAGCCTAGATAATTAACTAAATGTGCTGCTCCACCAATACCTGCCGATTCGTGGCTAGAAACTGAGCGACCACCGAAGTCACAAATAAAGAATGGATTCATGGGACATCCACAAAGATTTGCATATTTACGTTCAATATCCTTTAATGCACTACTAAAAGTACATACGGCAGTGCCATACCAAACTGCCCTGAGCAACATAGTTTCAACCCATGTTGCTAACCATGCAAATTCTCCCCATGCTTCAACAGTAACCAGTACATTTTTCAAACCTACTTTCTTACCTTCTTCGACTGCTTTAATGGTAATAGGTAAACATCCGTTATGTTGTCGAATAATTTCACTAAATCCACATTCATTAAAATATTCGTGTGTACCAAATGCATCACCGAGAACTTCTTTAGCCTCATCGATCATCCATTGTTCAATAACCACCCCTTCTAGATAATCTTTAATAAATCCCTGAATACCAAAAGGACGAACATAATTTACATTAGGTAGTTCTGTTCCTCTTGCCTCAATATAAGAGTGCATATAAGAGATTTTCTTTGGAGCCTGACGCCAATGGCAATATTTGTACATGTCGGCCAGCAAGATAGTATTTGTTTTTTTATTGTACATGAATCCACTTTCTTTCTAAATGAGGTATATTAATTGATAGTATCTTTTGTTTTATTTTTCGTATTCCTTGGCTTAAAATAGAGAAAGATGCATATCCTCTTTTTGAATAATTCACTTTCATATTAACACTATAGCCGTAGAAGTGTAAAAAGTCAATACATTTTTGATGAAAAGGTGCCCATGAAGGATGATTTTCAACCTTAGCATATCCACCGTTTTTTGATATACACCCGTCACCATCAATAAATCCTACTAAAAATGAAATAAATTTATCTTCGGTATCTAATAAATTTGTTAATGTATCAATACCGGGCGGATTATATGTTTTATTCTTTTTCCAATCCCATTTTTGAATTATTTGTTCACAAACTCCTTTTTCTGCAACACTTACTCTATAATGCGATGAATTTAAAGTAAATCCTCCTTTTATGTTATATTGTTTTGAAGTTTTACTTTTCAAAAATTCTGCAAATTTTTCTAAATGGTCTTTATCCTCTATTGCCAGTGCTACTACTATTTGTGATAGATATTCGCAACAATAACCATCGGCAAATAAAAATCCCATCCAATACAATGCATCATAAGTATCTTCTAATAAAGGACGCAATGATCCATTTCTTTTATTGAATTGACTCTGGGGTCTAAATAATCCTCTTTTTGAAGCAAAATTCATAATGGCATGCCATTTTTTCCCTAAAAACGCTTCAATCTCTTTTCGTGGTTTTGATGTATAATACCTATTTAAATAATCTAATTGTTCTTGTGTCCAGTTTCTAATGTGCATATTTGTATTTATACAAACTTTACAAATATGCACATTCTAATTACTCATTATCCATATGGATAGTAATAGCCATATATAGAAAACACCGCTCCTATAATTAGACCAATTAACATCAATATATAGTAACTATTACTTTCTTTCCTTTCTTTCCATAGTATTTTTGTTTTATCAAAAAGATGACATATCCCAAATCTTATTAAAAGTATAATTACAAAAGGCCAAAATGTTCCAATTGCTATAGCAATAAGAAAATCAGTGATTGTGTCATTGGCAGGTTTATGATTATGCATATAATTAAATTATTTGAATTAATTAGTAACGCTAACAGAGAATGTTATATTATCTTCTTTATCTTTTCGATGTGTCATACTACCCTTATTATCATAATATTGATTATACATTTTTGATGAATTGACCCAAACAGGTTCTTCTTTATGTATAACATATTGGGCAGGAGAAAAATGTTCTGAATAAATTAACTTATTGTCATCATAATAGTAAAAAATTTCTCCATATTTATATTTTCTATAAATTATATTATTTTTATCATCATGTTTTATATACGATTCATGATTGTCTTCTAAATCATGAATCGTATATAAAACATTATCAATATATTCACCTACATATTCAGAGATTGGAACAATGCGTATAACTCTAAAGTTATGCATTCTATAACGCGCATGTGAACCATAACTATTGATTTCTAATAAAACATTATATTGAGAAGATGTATAGGATGAACATGCTGTTTTTATATCATGATCTGGACGAATAAACCACCCTGTATGCTTAGCATTAAAAGAATTATATGTATATGTCTTATCAACTTCTAAGATAAGTGATTCGAATTTCATATTATCAGTCCATATATATGATTTAGTATGTAACAAATTTTCATTATCATATCTATTACCGATAACTTCACAGTTACAATCAATTTCCAGTTCTGTGTGAGAACATGTATATAAAGCAGCGACTGCTTTATATGAGGACGTTATATAGTCATATATGACTATATAACGTCCATGCGTGTAAGGTCGTTTATCCCAAACTACAATATCTCCCTCTAATATTTGATTCCTATTTTTATCAATTCTATTAATGGAATTTCTGTATTTCGATACAAGATCAGTATTCATTTATCACAAAGTAGGATAAGATTAACACGGAGTCGTTCAACGGGGAACAGGTTTAGATAATTAATGTTCATGGCTTTATACTATCACTGATTAGTTGCAGTGGTCAAGTCTTTCCAGTTATCGAAGTCTTCTTTTTTATTAGAAGTGAAATTACCATAATCAGTAAGCACTGTTATAGTTTTTTGAGTGCTTGCTACCGTGCAAGCTACAGGATAATATCTTGAATTAACAGGAATGATTACGCATGTAACTAATCCCATTCCTGTAACCAGACAAGATAAAAACCATAGAAATGATATTTCATTGGCTTTACAGAAAGCCATAGACACTATCAAACATACAGCCAATACAGCTAACCCGCCAAGAAAAATAATTAGAGGTACAGTCATAATATTAATTAAATTTCATCTGCATATTTTTACAAAACATAGTGTACAACACATGATGTTCGGGAACAAAGTCATCAATACTAACGTCTGTATGTTTGAACCATTTTGCGGCTTCTACATCATCTGCTCCTTCTGGTGTTCCAGAAATATATGTGGCCATAAACAGTGCTGTTTTGATCTTATTAGTACAGCTACGGTACCTCCAATCCTTAATTAAGGAACTACCTAGATAAACTGGTTCAGAAATTTCAACTCCTGTTTCTTCCATTACTTCTCTCTTTGCATCATCCTCCAATGAATTAGACGATGGATCACTGAAACCACCAATGAAACGCCATTTACTTTCTCCTGGCTTCTTAACAAGAAGAACTTTATCAGTTGTTTCATTAACGACGGCAATATCTACTGTTTGATATGCAGTAGGATAATGTTGTCCTGTTGCTGCAATCATTCCTGCTCGGAAATCTTTAGAAGAAGGATAATTAGTAATAATTTCTTTTCTTACTTGTGAAGCAGAAATAAATGATTCGGATTCAAGTTCACAAGTGGGAAATTTACCTTTATAATGTCCAATGAAAGAATCACGGGAACCATAAAGAGTAGTACTTTGCCCAGGAGGAAGAAGACGAATAATTTCTCGATCTAGGTTTTTACTCCAAACTTCATCACTTCGATTATCATGGATAGGATGAATTTCTAACTTATCGCCAAATTGTTCTTCCAACATGGCTTTGCGATGTTTGAAATCTAAAGGTGCTCTAGGAGTATTGCGAAGAGGAGAACAACCTAGAAAAACAAATACTCGACTATGTTTAGCCAAGACAGTGTTAATCAGGTCGATATGGGCAGCATGAAGATGATCCAAATGGAATCTACCTATAACTGCTCCGCTTTCTGTTCTATTTAGTTCTTTTAACATAGAGATATACTATACATTATTTTCTGCTAGTGTCAATTGGTTTAATAACCATCTTTTCTATTAGCGGGGTTTCTGGAAAATATTTACCTAAATTAGGGTCGGGTATCCATATTGTATCGCGACCATAGCTTCTGCTGCGATATATAGGGATCATCCCGCTATGATCCTCTTCCTCTTCTGTTTTGTTATTAATTTTATATACACTCCATATAAGAAGTATAAACCCCATCAAAACCATTAAATAGTATCCAATTAAAATAAAATATTTTCGATATTCATCCAAATGATTATCCAAATGATTATCCAAATGATTTAATCCTAAACAAACGATTCCCCAAATTCCCATGGGCCAAAAGAATATCACTAAAGGTGATAAGAATGCCCAGAGAAAAAAACCTCCTATTACCCCTACTATAGGGCCGAATATTAGAGACACTACTATCCGTTCAGTGATATTCACTATATTTGGGGATTTATATGCGGATACTGTCCCGATTACTCCGCCTACTATAATACATAAAATGCAAGTATTTTTATGGTATTCTTCGAAATAATCCTTACGCATCGAATGTATCCATGCCCATGTTACCATACAGGCAAATATAAACAATAAAGAATTTATGATACCAAGAAAAGTTTTCATATAACTCCAATATCTGATTTAGTATTTCCTGTTTCCATATAATTATAGCCAATGTGGTTTATTTTCTGTTCCTACTCCAATTAAAACAAAATCTTCCTCTTCTTCGGAAATTTCTTCAACAGGAGCAAATCTATCAGAACGAAATCCTAATTCTTGCGGACATGAAGACATTACTGTATGAGGATCAATATCATTGATTAATTCTTCCAATAAAACAAGGAATGTTGGATTTTGA